GTTCCACCCGTAACAGATTGAAATGAACCGGTTCCACCCGTAACATATTGAAACGATCCGGTTCCACCCGTAACAGATTGAAATGAACCGGTTCCACCCGTAACAGATTGAAATGAACTGGCACTACCGGTAAGTAAACCGGTGACGCTGAGATTATTCGGGATTAAAGTAGTCCCTGTGCTACCTGTCGTCGTGACAGCTTGAATCGTGTTAGCATTGACTTTCCATTCGATCCAATTATTGGTGTTATTTAAAGAAGATGTGTTTAAAACGTAGTTTGTGTAAACAGTTGCCATTTATCAAAATAAATTTTATTATTAATAAATGAATAAATATTTTATTATTATCGGGTTACAAATATGCGTTTTAATATGGATAAAAATTTACGGTTCTGGGTTAACTAATAACAACGATAAAGAATGTAATGATCCATTAAACAAAACGCTTTTTAAACTACGTTTTTCGATCTGGAATATGTCTCATATTATTATTTTTTTTATTTATTGTCTAATCATGAAACCGGTTTCATTTCAAGATCATTTTGAGATTTTTATGTTTGGAGTAGTATGGTATCTCATGCAATACATCATTAATTATAATACTGATAAATATAAAAAAAAATGTAATCATTCTGTCGCTTATGAAAATATATACAAACCTCGTTTAGATGATTTTGTATATAATACATTAGGACAAATACTTTATCTTATTATATAAAAATGGTTTGCATGGCTTGTTTATCAGCGCCTTTAGTATTTCTAGGAGTAGGGACGACTTTCAATAATACACTGATTGGTTTATTACTGACGATCTTATCATTATCGATTTATCTACATTACAAAGAATTTTCAAAATGTGAGATGTGTAAGTAAATATTTATTTCACAAAAAATAAATATTTAAAAGCTTGTGCTTGGATAATCACGTCTGACAAATCATCTTTCTTTTTAGATTTCGTGATTTCATCGATCGTTTCAAAATCACATCGTTCTGTCAAGATTCCGTAAGCAGTTTCAATTGCCCATTTTTTTCTCATTGGTTTATCAATATTTTTATAACTTTTTTTACCCGTCTTTGTAACTTTTTCGATTTTTTCAGAACCAAGAACTTGCGTTTTGTGATAACTAGGAAACTCTACCACTTTTTTAGTTCGGCCGTATTTAATCATGAAATAAGATTCGCAATGTTGTCCTATTTTCAATGCCATCGTATTCACTTTAGCTCCAAAAGACATTTGTTGTTCTACGATAAAATAGTCGACTTTATCCCAATAATCTTTATATTCATCTAAAACTTCCGTCAAGTTGTGACAAAGATCGATATCAAAGTATTTAGAGTTATCTGTCCCTCCAGTGATATCTATATTTTTTAAAAGAATTTTTTCACCGTTGCAGTATACTCTTTTTAATAAATCTCCAAATTCTGGTTTACACGTTCCATTGGGATAATATCTATCTTTTTTAGATATATTTTCTAACTCTTTGAGATCAGTTTCGTTTATTTTTTCTATATAAAAAGAAAAATTCTTTTTACCGATATCAAAAGAGGAAATGAACATCTTTTTAATATAAAAATTATATCTTTAACTATAAATTAATTTTTAATTTCTAATTTTTAATTTCTAATGATTTGATTACATTACTTTTTTCTTGTTTTAGATCTTGTATTACATGAACAAGACCTGTGCTATCATAAGTAAATACAGAATTGTCTACCCAGTTATGATAAGCCATAGGAATGTTTGGGATGTTTTTCTTTTCGGTGTAGACAAGTTCGTGGTCCATATAAAATTCAATCGCATCTTTTTTCCAATCGATGAAATAATGATGATCTTTTTCGTCTAAATCTTTAAGTTTAAAAAAACTCATATTGAGTGTATCTGTCATTGGTTTCTGACATTGTACATAAAACCCGTCATTTTTATCACCACTACTTAACTGGATGAACCATGCAATCGCCGTATTTTTTAAATCGGATGTTGTGTTCCAGAACCCGAACCCTCTGCTACCATCTTTTAGATTTTTACATTGGATAGTTTGTTTGATAGAAGAATAGAGGTAAGGCGTATTTACGACCGTATCTTGTATCGCTTGCATCGTCTGTGTAAACGGATCATCAAGTGTCAATGTGGGAGTGTAAGATAGTTTACAATCTTCTAAACGATTTGTTTGACAGACAGATTGGAGTAGATTTTTACGCAATTGACTGAGAGGATTGGCAGGATCTACAGGCAATTGGTTGATTGATTCGCAACAAGTTCCGTTATATATTTCGGCGTTGGAGTAAGGGATACACTTTCCACCGAGACAGTTTACATTTAATTCTTTACAATTTGATTTAGAGGAGCATGTATTGGTGCGATAAGGAGTAATGGTTAAAGTGAGATATACGTCATTTTCAAAATAGTTATGAGTACCGCTACCATCGATTCGATTGATCCAGTAATGTTTTTTTGGATTTTTGATATGTTTTGAAGTGATAAAAGAATCCATTTCTGATTTATTGAGATAAATCAGTAAGATCAAAAGTGTTAAAACGATTAAGAATAATATCATTTATTAATTTAAGAAAAATCTTAAATTAATTATTTAGTTTTTTTAGCTTTCACTTTTTTCTTTTCTTTAGCATCTTCTTTAGCATCTTCTTTAACCTCTTCTTTAACATCTTCTTTAGCATCTTCTTTAGCATCTTCTTTAGCATCTTCTTTAGTATCTTCTTTAGCATCTTCTTTAACCTCTTCTTTAGACTCGTATTTTTGAATATCTTTTTGATATTTTTTTTTAGCTTCATCTAACTCCTCATTGTAGTGTCTGTATATTTGAGAATCTTTTTGTTTTTCTTCGTTCCATCGACGACCTATTTCAGATAGTAATTCTTTAGAGTTTTTAAACTCTTCTTTAAGTTGTTTGCGCATATCAGTTGCATATATCATGTATGCATTAGTTGGTTTTTTGGGTGCATTTTTGTCTTTGATCTTTTTAACAGTTTTCTCTTTGAAAGTATTTTTAGTCAATTGAATCATTTCTTTTGTGACTTCAAATCCGCCCATGGAAGATAATTTAGCGAGAAATTCTTTGATTACAGACATTTTTATTTTTTTTAAAGTTTTAAAGAGATTAAATCAATTTTATAAAAATAACATACTAAATTTAATTTAAACAAAAGATATAATTTAAAATGGTAAGAGATAATACCTTATACAATAGATTGGGTGTTTCGACTGATGCGACAGATACCGAAATCAAGAAAGCATTCATTGGATTATCACAGAAATGGCATCCAGATAAACATCCTGAAGAAAAAAAAGGGGATGCAACTGAAAAATTTAAAGAGATACAAGAGGCAAAAGAAATATTATTAGATAAAAATCGAAGACAGGTATACGATAAAGTCGGTATGGATATTTTCAAAAATCAAGCTCAAAATGATACTTCATTTAACCCGTTTGAAAATGGGTTCCCTTTCCCTAATGGGTTCCCTTTCCCTAACGGATTCCCTTTCTCTAACGGATTCCCAGAAAACCCATTCCAGCAACAAACAAGACCTTCTGATATCTTTGCTAATATGAAAGTGACAATCAAACAGATTTATAACCAAGAAAATGTTTCTTTTACTTATGAATATTTTAAAGAATGTGTATCTTGTAATGGAAAAGGAGGGTCCGTAAATACTTGTAATGGTTGTGATGGTAAAGGTAAAAAAGTTGATATTATTAGAATAGGTATGATGATACAGCAAATAATAAGCGATTGTTCTTCATGTAATGGAAAAGGTGAGACTATTGTAAACAATTGTGAAAAATGTAAAGGTAGTACTAGAGAAATTTTTAAAAATACAATTGGAATACCTTTATCTTCGACACTAAAATCGGGAGATCAAGTTAAAATGTTCAATCAAGGAAATCATGTTAAAAACCAAGTATCTGACTTACTTGTTCAGATTAATATCGAAAAGGATCCTATTTTCACGTTACACAATAATGATTTATTAGTGAATGTAAAATTAACATTGATAGAAGCTTTATTTGGGTTTAAGAAGACTATACCATATATAAATGATTCCCTGACGATTATGTCGGATCAAAAGACACAATATAATGATTTAAGATGTATTTCGAATAAAGGGATTAATCAAGATGGTAATTTATATTTGTTATTTACATTTGATCTACCGGATATAGATAAAGAGAATAAGGAGATAATATCTGAAATTTTTGAAATTCAGATAAATGAAAGTGTAAGTGAAAGTGTAAGTGAAAATATGATGAATATATCAAAAGAGCTAGCAAAAAATCTTATGATCATGAAAATTTTTTAATTCATTTTTAATATAAAAATGAATTCAAACAGCTTAAACGAAAATTGGTTTTCAATTGATACAGAAGAAAAAATGGAAAAGAGAATAATTGAATTAGAAAAAAAAGATGAAATATTAAACAATAAACTAAAGGAATTAGAAATGATGTGTATGAATATCCAAAATGAAAATATGAAATTGATTAACCGTGTCCTCGAAACCGAAATTTCACTAGAACGAACTAAAAATATTTTATTAAGAAAAAATATTTCTTTTCCATTCACTCCATTTCATTGGACAATAAATGATAATTTAAATAATTTAAATATTCTTAAAAACATAAGTAAATGAGTTTAAAACATTATTTGTTATTATAAAAATGAAAAGGTTTAATAAAGATAGTTATTTATACGATTGGATTAGCTGTGTCATTCCAAATCGTATCTATTTTGGACCTATTCCAAACCAGTATATGATACAACAATTGGTTAAAAATAAATTCGATTTAATCGTTAATTTAACTGAGCAGACTTATGAGACTTATGACCAGACTTATAAGCATATTTATAAGCATATAAACTACCCTATTATCGACAAATCGGTTCCTTCTAACGTATTAGAATATTGTAAGTTTATTCTTTTATTGAAAAGACACTATGAAGATGATAATAAAATATACATACATTGTCTTGCTGGTCATTCAAGGAGTTCGTTGGTGATAGTTTCATTACTTTTTTGTATTTATAACGAGGAACTAAAGTATATCATTAATAAGGTGATACAGTATCACAGAAACCGTGTTGTGTTAAGAAATATATGGCAGGTAAGATCTCCTTTTAATTATAAACAATTCTCTTTTTTGTGTATGATTCATAAGAATATTTATATCAATGTACATACAGATAGCAAAATGTATAATTGGTTATCCCCTAAAAATATAAAGATTCATACACATAGTTTAGATGATGTATTAGATTATTTTTATCCATTGGATAAACTAACCGATGTTATCCAAAAAAATGATTGTTTAATGACTAAACTAAAGCATACTTATTTAAAAAAGATAATATTTATTAGCGATAATAAAGAAAAAGCTATTTTTTATAATAATTTTTTTAAAGATATGAGAGAGACGTGTTTACGGTAGGGTTCACGGTAGTCAATTTAAACATATAATGGATTGTATTTCTTATTTTTTCATTTGTAAGAATAACATGGTAATCTTCTATGGTAATATCTTCCATATTTTTATGTAATAGTATCCATTTACACAATCTTTTAACAGACATATTATGACTATCTATTTGTAAAATGTATTTTCTAGACAAGGTTAATAATCTTTCTTTTGTTATTTTATCTTTTACACTCAATAATTCAAAGACAAAGTCTTCAATGGATAATAAATTGTTTTTCATCATTAATACAGACATTCCTAATATAAATTCAAATAAACACATTTTTAAGGGATTTAACACACAAAATATACAAAATATATGTTTTATGATTTCATCTTTTAACTGGTATTGAAAAGATGATAAAATAGAAATAAAATGATGTTCGTATAAAAAATAATCTATATTATATTCTATAAATATATCATATAGTTTATAGAATTCTCTGTAAGTGAGTAGTGTATTATTTCTTATAAAAATCTTTACATTTTTTACACCTTTAGAAAAGATATTTTCTAAATTAAGCCATTTATGATTCATTTATATGAATTATAAATTTTTTTAAATAAATACTAAAATTGGAGTAGACAACTGTTCTAATTGATCCATTACTTTTTTAAACTGTTCTCTCATTTTGTAAAACTGTTTAAATACATTTTTTTGTTGATAGACGGCAGATAAGACTTCATCGATTGGATTGATAAGCAGTTTTATGTAATAAAGATAATCAATTTTTAAACAAGAATGATCTTTGAAATAGTCAGCATCTTCTAGTTTTTTAAACATTTTTGCATTAGTTCCGCCATTTTGAGTGATGACATACCCCAGACGTTCACCTGCATCTACTCTCGACCCTCGTTCTCGCATACGTTCAGCCAATTGCATTTGCGCAGGTAAAGAGATCTTGATATACTCTTTCAATGTTAAGTATTCTAAAGGATGATGATATGATTCATCTTCGATATCTTCTTTATCTGTGAATTTTAACAATATTGTTCGAAGGATATTGATATCGATATCTGGGTCATAAATGTCTAGTTCTTTTAAACGTTTAATACATTTTTTATCGTCAATGTGGAGAGATCTTATTTTATAATCGTTTAAGGTTCCAATGCTTTTGGTGATGATAAGATCTTTTACCGAAACTTGGTTTATACAGATCGAATAAATGTTTTGATATAATTGATACATTACGACATTTATATCTTCTTTGTAAAACGATTTCATGATTAAATTAGAATACATTTCTCGGATATACTTACTATTATCGCGTCTACTTAACAATACACCTCTTTTTGCGATTTTTTGGTCAATGTTTCCATCCAAATCACATTTCAAGGCCATATATCTTTTCTTTGTCAGAATAAGATATCTCCAGTATATATTTTCTTCATAAGCAAGTTTCATCGGTTTGGGGAATAAAGAGGTGACTTCTGTTTCTACTTGTCTACAAAACGAATCTAAATCTTTCGCTTTATGAATGTCACTGTATTCCGGAAAGTTGATGTAACAACTATCAGTGTCGCCGTAGATCAACTTTGCTCCATAATTTTCTACTAAAAATTTAGACGCTTTTTCAATCGATTGTCGACCTTTGGCGGTGGTACACATTGCTCCCGGTAAAAAAGGCAAGTAACCGCGTTTCACACCGTACCCACCGTACATACTGTTACAAGAAACTTTATAAGATAGTTGACGTTTATCCAAAACCGTGATCATACGTTTTTTATCTTCGTATTCTATGCTATCTTTATCTTTCATTTCTTCTAATTCTTTAATCATTTTTTTCATTTCTGTATTTGTTCTTTTACGAGCATCTAATAAATTTTTCAGTAATGTAGGGACTACGCCGGAAGGTTCTTTCAAAAATCGGAATTTATAATGTTCACATATGACTTCTTTTTTGATTTTACGGACGGTATCGTCGTGTTCACAGTTTTTATGTTCTGTCCATTCGATGACATGACATAAATGGTCAGGGATCGATTCGTCTAAAACAAGAGTACTGTAATCGATATTGTATGCGATCATGGTAGATGGGTATAAACTACTGAAATCAAAAGATACCACCATTTCGTAAATTCCGGGGACGGGAGGGAATACAAATGCTCCTGTAAATCGATCCGTTTCGTTTGTCACGAAAGAATCTTTATCAATCACGATATTTTCGTACATACAGTTTTTATAGACTTGAGAAAAGATTTTAATCTGTTGTCCTTGTGTAAATAAAGTGAAAATGGGGGTATTGCATGTATTACTCATTTCGCATAACCCAATCCATATTTGCAACTTTTCAAATAGTTTCAAGACGAGATTGCTATCTTGGACACAATATTTTGCACAGATAGATAACGTATCTGCCGTGAACATTCGATAACATTTAAAAATGCCTTTATGTGTCAATGGATCTTTTGTTTGTGATAAAAAATGATCAGAGACTGTTTTCAATTTATAATTTTCTAGTTTATAATCACGTTGGATAATAGGTAACATATCGATCCATAAACGACCGTGCGCATCTAAATATTTAAATTGTTGGTTTTTGAAAGCTGTGCTACTCCAACTAATCTCTTTTAATTTACAGTACATTCCTCTGATATAAGATAACTGACAGAACTGTTTTTCTATATTGCATATTTTCGATCTTTCGTACATGTATGGGATATCAAATGAAAAGATATTATATCCACAGATGAGTTGCGGATTTTTTTCTAAAATGATATCTTTAAATCCTTCCAATAAGTTACTTTCAGTATCGTACCCGTAAACGGTTATATTTTTTCCTAACTTTTCTAAATTTAAATCTACCCAGTCTCCATTTTTGTTTTTACAGAGCGTTAAAATAAATTTTTCGAATTTTTCTTCTGGGTCTCCATTATATCCAAATACACATGAGATTTGAAATATTTTATCACCTGGTTCAGAGAATCTGGGAGCGACGTTTGGATTCGTTGAGTTTACTTCGATATCAAAACTCATGATATAAGGACGAGCGGGAGCTTTTAATTGTTTCACAGGTTCGAAACTAGTGAAACTAGATTTATATTCGTTATCGCATAAACTTTCTTTATCATCTTCTTTTACGATTTTTTGACCTTTAAAAATGAACCAACTTGCTGGACTTATATTTTTCATGCACATGAATTGTAAGATTGGATTTGCTTCCATTTCATGTGATTTAAGCTGTATTTTTCCTATATGTCCCATATATACAGGATTTTTTATTTTATAAACAAATTGTCTGATGAGTGTATTCGTTTTAAAATAACATTTAAGAAATGGGTACATTTTATCGATATAATCTCCTTTTTCATTCTTATCTTTTTTAGCAAAATATAGTTTTTTTTTAACTTCGTAGTTTATATTAAGGATACTCTTATTAGACATTTCTTTTAGTTTATTTTGGACCGTATTGATAGAATAGATATTCCAATTTATTTCTAAAGGCAATTCGATATAAATATAAGGTAAGAAATCATTTACTTCGATATAAACACTTTCATTTTTATCCGATAAACCGAAAACACGTATTTTGGTTTGTTGGTAATCTTCAAAATAATGCCAGTGATATGGAAAGACTTGCATTTTTATTTTGGTTTATTATTTATATAGTGAAATCAATTTTATTTTTATTTTATAAAAATAAAAACAGATAAATAATGACTAGTCTGTTTTAATCGAATAACATATCATAAATCTTTTGTTTGTTAAACTTTGGCAAATCTTCTTGATAAGTATCTTCACAAGGAATATACTTAAAGACATAATGTAATATTTGTTCTAATTTATTATTAGTTTTATCGACGTAATCATAAGGACTTCTGACATCATTTTTACTAAATCTCCATGGATTTTTATCTTCTTCTTTATAGTCGTTTTCTTTTAACATTTGATATAATTGTTTATCATATAAATATAACATAAAACAAGCTAAAGAATAATGGTCAAGATATTTAAAAAAAATAAAAGCCTCTTCTTTCGTTTGATAAAAATCAGAAGATCTAGGATTATCAGGTAAATAGTAATATAAAGAGCGTAATCGTTTGATATCATTAACATCTTTTATATTTTTATAGATCGTACAAGTCTCTGTATCAATCAATTTTATTTTTACCATTGAATCGGACGGATCGATGTAAGAGTAGAAATTTTGGGGTTTAATATCTCCATGAGTAATTCCTTTATCATGAAAAGTGACTAGTTTTGTGAATAACATTTTGTATAAACACAAAACCATTTCTTCATCAAACTCTTTCGATAGAAGAGATTTTAAATCTTCTCCTTCAATGTATTTTAAAATAATTGCACAATTATTTTCTGTTTCCAAACAATCAATGAAATATCCTTTATACATTGGAAAAATCTTAGCTAATTCATTTAATGTACTAATTTCATTTTTCATATGTTCTTTCTTTGTTTTACCTACTACTTTGACAAAATATTTAGTATCTTTGATTATAATATTATGAGTTTCGCTGTGTTTATTTTTGTCGTCAAAAAGTTTAATAAATTTTTTAAGAACTTTTTGGAATTCAGACATATTTTAATATTATCTTATTTTTTAAGTTAGATATCAGAACGACAAATAGGACATGTTTTATTTATTTCTATCCATTTCGTTAGACATTTTTCATGAAAAAGATGTAAACAGGAAACGGATTTAGATACACTAGAATCTTCTTCATAATCTTCCATACAAATCGAACATTGTTTGTCTTTATCTTTATCTTTGATATCTTTATAAACTAATGTCACTGTATCAGGTTGAACAGGATAATAATATTGGACAATTTCGTCTGATAGATTTAATAAGGCGCTAGTAAATAGATCTGAAATATGGTTTAATAAATAAGCAGACTGATTTATATTTCCTTGGTGATCGTAATTATTAAAAGTAATAGAACTATAACTAGAACTATAACTAGGGAAACTATGTGTACTTATATTTTGGTTAGTTCGCATAATTTCGTACAATTCAATGAATGAATTATAATAGGACATTTTTATTATTATTATTTTTTTTTAAATCAGTCTTATATATTATTAAACAGTTGCTTTTCTTTTCAATACTCTTTTACAATGAGGGAATTGTTTACATATCTGGCTATAAGCGACAGCAATAGCTTGTTTTCGATTGGCGAACAAGCCTTCTTTTATATTATATGCGATTTTTTCAGAAAGACGGGCTTTACAAAGACTTTTAGGTTTTTTTTTACGTTTTTCATTTTTGGTTTCAACACTCTTCTTAGCACTTTTCTTAGCACTTTTCTTAACACTTTTCTTAGAACTCTTCTTAGCACTCTTTTTAACACTTTTCTTAGAACTCTTCTTAGCACTTTTCTTAACACTCTTCTTAACACTTTTCTTAACACTTTTCTTAACACTTTTCTTAACACTTTTCTTAAGACTCTTTTTAACACTCTTTTTAGCACTTTTCTTAAGACTTTTCTTAACACTCTTTTTAAGACTCTTCTTAGCACTTTTCTTAGCACTTTTCTTAAGACTTTTCTTAACACTCTGATCGACGTTGGCACTTTTTCTAAACAACAAAGACATTTTTATTATATATAATAAAATGAAAAATTTTGGTAGTTTATTAAAAGATCATCCAGATGTTTTAAAACAATCTCAGTTATATCCTAAAGCAAATATAAAAATGTGGGAAGATATTGGTAAAGTGATCTTACCAGAAACATTTGATGGAAGAGATGTATGGGAATCTTATATACAGTTTCCATATGATCAAGAAAATTCAGAGAGTTGGGCAGTTGTTTCATCTAACATTTTGGCAGATAGGTATACCATATCAACTGTCGGTCAAATTAATCTATTTTTAAGTTCTACTGAAATAATTTCTTGTATTGACAAACCACCGAATCGTTATATAAAAAATGTATTGTCAGGACTTAATTTAGATTATAAAGATTCGACACAAGGGTACAGTATTTACGATGGCTGGGAATACATTTATGAGAATGGAGTATCCGAAAAAAACTGTTTTTCTAAAAAAAAATTGATACAAAGAAATATTCCTCTTCCTTTTAAACTCTCTTTTAAAGAAAAAATAGAAGTATATGGACATAAATGCTCTAAAATAGAAGAAAATCAATTGTATTGTGTTGTCGAAAAAGATAAACCGATTGCTAGAAGAACATTTTTCAGTAATTCTATTTTTAATATAATCGAAGATACTCTCGAAGATACAATCAAATCAATCAAATATGAACTATTACGTTTTGGACCCGTTGCAGCCGGATTTATCGTATATGATAACTTTGTAAATGAATACGACGGTAAAAGTGTATACGATCAAGTCAAAGGAGAACCTCTTGGAGGACACTACGTATCAATCGTTGGATGGGAAAAAGATTCTTGGATATGTAGAAATAATTGGGGAGTTAACTGGGGCTTACTTGGATTTTTTAAGATGAAAATGGGTATTAGAGAATGTATGTTAGAGTCTAACATATCTGCTTGTAGTCCTTATTACCATTCTCTTGATAAAGATCAGTATTTTGTTGATGGGTTTTATAAAGGAGAGAATGTGGATATTAGTGATATGAAATTATTTAACCCAGAATTGTTTAAAAATCAGATGACATTTGATATTGATAAAACTAATTTTTATCCTAAAAAAGCGATCAAATTGATAAAAGAGGGTAAAATATATGGAGACCTAGATCCTATCATCATGTTCCCAAATGAACTACCTAACTTGCATTACTATTGGGCAAAAGATTTTAAAAATTTCAAGTTTATTACAGAGAAGTTTGATCGTGAAAAACATAAATCTAAAAGTTACTTTTATTACTATTTATTATTTATTATTTTTTTTATAATTGGAATATATAAATGAAATTGATCTTTAAATTTATTAGATTTTTAAATCTAATAAAAGAATAATTAAAAAATATCGGATGATAATGAACTCGAACGTTGAATACTTTTTTCTCGAAAAAGAGTATATGATTCCACAAGTTATATTAATTACTACTCTGAATAAGGTTAGTTTAACTAACATATTCCAATAAACAGCGTTTACTATTCCTGTTATTAGAAATACTGGTATATCTTTATTTAAATTGAAAAATTGAAAAGGGATGATCCGAAAAAGAAGTTCTTCTTTCATACATAGTTGCAAAATATCCACAGAAAAAGATAATTTAAATTCTTGATAAAGAAAAGTGTAAATAAAAGTGATCGGTAAATCGCTTATCATTTTATTTCATTTTTGTAAAGTAAGAAAAGAATCAATTTTATAAAAAATAATTTATTTTTTCATGTTGCTTAACATCGGACCCATCATACTCATCATGTTTGAAATCTCTGGTGGCATCTGACCGTTAGGGGATAGTTTTGACATCATTCCTTGTACAGACCCCATCAGTTTGCTCATATCTAAAGAACCGTTCTCTAAACCGCCTTGCATACCTGAAATGAGTTCATTAAATACACCAGATTGCATCAATCCAGAAACCATTTCCATAGGGTTTCCATTGGCTTTACTGGGATCAATTGACTTTTCAACTTTTTCAATAATATTATTTAAGAAATCGTTTTCTTTTGATTCATTTCCATCGTCACTTTTTAACATTTTTAAATTTTCTTTTGCTTGACTATTAGGATCGATAAGACCCCATAGTGTTAGTAAATGTTGCCAGATAATTTTAGAACTATCTTGGTCTGTATTTTTTAACACGTTATCAATATCGATATAAACACGGTCGCTGTAACTGATTTTCGTTTCGACGAGTTTAGAAGAATCTGTACTTTCCATAGCGTCTTTATTGAGATTGAAAAAGATCCGAAAACACTCGATGTGTTTTAAAATGGGATTGGTATGAACTAAACCTGTTTTTTCTAATAAACGGTGATAGAGACTGATACTTTTATATTTTGAACCAAATTCGATGTGTAAGTCATTGACAAATGAAGTGATTGATTTGAAAATTAAAACTGAAGAATTATCCATTTTATATATATTTTAAATTTTAAATTATAATAAATGTCTGATGAATTTGATTTTGATAATTTAATCGAAGATGAATATGAAGATGACCAATACGATAATTATGGAAACGACTATGCTAGAGATGATATGTTTGTCCAAGGTGTAAACCAGTATGAACATATGGGTGAATTTAATCCTATTTATCAAGAATTTGGAGACTATGATATGTCTTTTAAAGATAGATATAAAAAATACGGAGGTTTATCAGGAGAAGAAAGGTTTAGAAAATTAGCAAATCAATTTATTAATGAAAACGATGAAATGAAAGCGCTTCCAAAGTTAGAAATTAATGATTACATTACTAAATTACAACAAATAGAATATAAAAATCCAAAGGCGTTTATTGTTGCTTTTTTTTTCATATATTCAGGAGAAAAGAATAGCAATCTTGCTAAAAAAGTAAGTTATTATTGTAGACAAAAAGAAGATGATAAAGATATGACTGTAGAAGATATTATTCGGTATGTGAGATTGCTTAGAACGTTAAAATAAAATAAAATATAAAATATAAATGAGCGATTTATGTCGACATGACTTTTATTTACCAAATTCTTTTTATAAGAAACTTTATAAATTAGCTAAAATTGTTAACAATGTACTTGTTGAAAATAATATACAATACTTTACAGAAGCTGGAACTCTTCTTGGTGTCTTGAGACATAAAGGGATCATTCCATGGGATGATGATATAGATATAAAAGTATGGCATAAAGATTGGTTAAGGTTATTACAACCTGATATTGTTAAACAGTTCAAAAAATTAGGGTATTCTATTGTTAAAGTAACAGGGACAAACTTGATAAAAGTATTTCCAAGTAATTCAAAGCAATGGGATGGTAATTTCGGGTTTCCTTTTCTTGACATTTTTTCAGTATCATTACGAGATGATAAAGTTGTTTATACTCATAAATGGGCGAGAGATTTATGGCCAAAAGATTATTTATTAATTGATGAAATGTACCCCTTGCGTTATGCAAAGTTTGGATCTTCTAAAATTATCATCCCGAATCACGCCAAAGAGTATTTAACTAGATTATTTGGCAATTCTTGGGATAAAGAAGGAAGGATTTACCAGTCTCACGTGTTACATTTAGAATTGGATAAACCAATTATATATAAAGGACCTTTTGTACCTGCTAAAGATTATGATTATAGTATAAATTTGATAGAAGCATCTAAAGACTTGCTTAAAAGATAATTTATTTTTTGTACACGATGTACATCATGATAAGTGTTAATATTAGACATATTAAAATGATAGGATCTAAATGATAATATATCTTCTTTGACATTATTTATTTAAAATACTTTTTTATCTTTTCAAATTCTTTTTTTACTATATCAATATCTACTTTTTTATCTTTTGATACTTTTTCAATACATTCTTTAATCATTTTTTTAGACAGAGATTTTTTCGGTTTATCTGCTTTTGGTTTATCTGCTTTTGGTTTATCTGCTTTCGGTTTATCTGCTTTCGGTTTATCTGCTTTCGTCTTATCTACTTTTGTCTTATCTACTTTCGGTTTATCTGCTTTCGGTTTATCTGCATTTTGCTTATCTACTTCAGGTTCTAATTCTTCGTTAATACATTCTAAATCAGTTTCTTGGTAATCCCAAGATTCATCAAAATTTTCATCTTCAATCGCCCAGCGAAAATGTTTAAGTTGTTCTTTTGAATAGATTTTATCAACACAACTGTTAGCCATTTCATCGTCATCTTCTTTATCTTCATCTTCATCTTCATCTTTACATCCACCAAGATTAACCTTTTCAGACCATGCTTTGACGATACGTGGATCAATATAATTCTTTTTAGAAGTCTCTTTCGCAATCCCAATATTCTCTTTTTTTTCATACCATTTTGCTTTTTTGTCGGCGATAGTTGACATCATCTTGGCTTGTTTTTTCTTATCTTTTTCTAATTTCATATCTTTTTCTAATTGTTTGATAATGTCTTCTTCTTCTTTTATTTTCAATTGAGTTTTTTCTTCAATTCCTTTTTTATGGTTTAATTTTAAAGCAACTTCTCTATTAACCTGATTAAAATCTGCAAGTTTTTCATCATCTTTCACATCTTCAGCGTAGTTAAGTTTTTTGAGACCTTCGTACATGATATGACTGGCTAAACGGGTGCGAAACACCTTTGCGGAAAAATCTTTATCAATTGATTTGAGGTATTTATTGACATCATTCGAACTGATTTGGTCAAATAATTGTTCTTGTTTATGTTTAGAAAAAGTTACGATATGATTATAAAACAACTCATCAACGATTAATGTATTATTATAAAGTACAGAATCTTTCCCTCTAAAGTCAAGTATAACACGAAACTCTTTGCCATCTTTTTCACATTTTACATTTTTTTTTAGAAGAGTAGAGGCTCCTACCACTTTCTCTGTTTTACATACTTTATCATCTTCTCCTTCGTTTCCGATACGCAATCCGTATTCTTTGATTAGGTATAAACAACAGCCAATTTGATTATCTTTTACAAGAGAACTTTTTAATAATTTATTTATTTTTTTATCAATGACATGAATATTTTTATTCAATTTTCTGGCCTTTTCAAACTTTAACAAATCTCCAGTTTCTGATAATAAAATATATTTATTTTTTCCTGTAATTTTATCAATGTATTTAGCAGTCCAATTACCTGTTTTATCATTGACAACTTCTTTCCATTTATGCCCTTTTATTAAAGGAGGAATCTTTCCTTTACTAATATTAATAGTAACCTCTTCTGGGTAGTATTTAGGTTTAATTTTTCCTTTATTTGTCATATTATCACCAGAACCGACAAACAAGCCCATCATTTCTACGGCTGAATTTCTTACATTTTTTTTAATACCATTGACATAGGCATACGAATAGTTTAATTTTTTTTCAAGTTTGTTGATACGATCTTTCTTTTTTACGATTTCGATCTGTTTCTTATCAACTTCTTTCCCATTTTTTTTAATTTCTCTCATCTTTTCTTTATCTTTCTCTTTCTCTTCTTTAATGTGTTTGATACGTTCTACAAATGATGTGAAATCGAGTTTACTAAAATTGGTGAAAGTTTTTTTATGAGAAGGAGTTAAATAAGTTTTTAGATCGTTGAAATAATTAGCATTAAACTGTTTTGACACGAGAGGGTCTTTAGAATTAATAAATTTTTTTGTACTTTTCTCTTCTGTAATCAAACGTTTGGCATACAATACAATAACTTCTTCTTCTTCATCTGTCAAATCGTAAGGTTTACCTTCGTAAATCAGTTTAATACCCAAACGTTCGTATGGTTCTAATAGATGTTTAAAAAAAGGACCATTATGATCGAGTGTTTTCCATCTCTCTTCCCCTTTTTTCATTTTAAAACGGTCGAAATCGCACTCATTTTTCCCCGATTTTATTAAATTGATACCAGGTGCAATCAATTCATTTTTCAATACTTTTTTGATTCTTTCTTTGATAACAGATGAACGGGTCTTGATATCGATACATACTTCTGCATGATCTTTCCATAATAAAGAGAATGCAATGTCAACGTAGATTTTATCAGAATCTAATAGTTTTTCAATAAACGCGGTAACCAGTTGTCTATCAATACATTTTGCACGATAACATATCATTTTATCATATAATACATTTTTATTCTGTATTTTCTTTGAATAAACCCATATATTTTTGTTCTATATCTAGTATTCTCGCTTCTGTCTCTTCTATCAAAGAGTCTATTTTACAAGAAAACATTAGATCTTCTATATAAGTATCTTTTATGTTCATCATTCCATTTTTACAGTTTTTCAGATCATTAATCAGGTTTTGGCAGATTGTTTTATCGTATATTTTATCAACATTATTCAAGTAATAGTAAAGCGTGTCAAATCCTTTCTTGATTGTCGTATTGATAAACGAGTATGCATTCGATCGCGTATCGTTGTATATAAAACTTCTTATGATTTTTGTGACAATACTGTCCTGTTGGATGTTCATATGTTTCACGTTTATTTTTTCTCCTTTCTGTATTTTTCCTATAAATTTAATTCTTGGAATAACATCTTCATCCATTTTTTATAAAATCATTGATTTTTAAATCTTTTTTTATTTATATATAAAATGTCATATGTTTCATTAGGCAATGTCTGTCAAATTAAAAATCAAGGCCCCTTTTCAGCGTCAACTCAACCTGTCCAAACTATTTTATTTAGTAACTATGGTGGTGCAAGTTACTCTAGTCCACATGATCCTTTTAATAAAAAAACGATGTATCAGTGTGATGGAAGAACTACTTTCAAAACTGCTTATTCTATCCAATCTAATCCTTATGCTTGTTCTTTAGGAAAATAAATTATTTTATATCATATAAAATGAATTTTTCAGTTAGCTTTTTAGATAAAAAAGTAAAAATTTATAAATTGATTCAAAACATATACAGTAGAAATATAATGTGTTATTCAAACATCGAAGACGAGATTACAGTATACAAGTACGTTTCTGACGATGACTCTTTATTCGAACTCAATTCAATCGTATTTGATCCTAGAGAATACAATATTATTAATATTCACGAAGATATACCTGGAATTGATCATGTAGGAATTGTTAATTATATAAGTAGTCTTTTTATGAAAGAAAATGTACCCTTGTTATATATCAATACGTACTCTTATAATTTGATACTCATTTCAGATGAGTATATTCAACTAGCTAAAAAAATACTTGCGAATTTATAATTGAATTATAAATTATAAATTAATACTGCAGTTCTAATCTTTGATTATTTGTTAAATAACTTATATTTTTAATAGTTAAAAACTTTTCTATTTTATCCTCTTTTTTTTTGAATACGATTTCAAATAGATAAGGTTCATGTACTATATCAAAATTTAGGTTTAAATTAAACATCCAAGGCATTTTCACTAACTCTTCCTTTGATAGCATTCCACATAGTCTCTTTTTTTTATGATCTAATAGAAGAGACTCATTACCATAAGAAAGAACTTTTTTTGTAACATCATAAAATAATTTCAACTTTTCATTTAATTCTTTATCTACTTTAGAGAGACGTTTAGGTGACTGACGTTTAGGTGACTGACGTTTAGGTGACTGACGTTTAGGTGACTGACGTTTAGGTGACTGACGTTTAGGTGAC